ATATAGCCGTCCTCGTTGCGAGCCTGCTCGGGAAGTCGTTGACGGCGAGCGCGGCGTTCTGCTCTTGCCTGCTCCCATGCAGGGGATCGGTGCTTACGTCGTTTACTCATCCAATGCCTCTCAGTAGCTGGAAGAACTCCGACTTGGCGCCTCGTGAGTCCTCAAGGTAGACGCCTCGCATCGCGGACGTTGTTGTCTCAGTTCCGTGAGCTAGCGCTCCGCGATTCGTCATGCACGAGTGAGTTGCTTCCATAACGATCGCGACGCCAATTGGGTTCAGGATGTCCATGAGCTGATCGGCTAGCGTAGTCGTCAGCTCTTCTTGGTTCGTTAGTGTATGCGCTGCTGCCTGCACGTAGCGCGCGAACTTTGAGAGACCGGCGACCTGGCCGTCAGGGATGTACCCGATATGACAGACACCGGTGAAGGGCGCTACGTGGTGCGCGCAGAGGGATACGAACTTGATGTTCTTATTGATGACCATCTCGCGGGAGTGAGACTTGAAGGTCGTGAAGCGCCAGGTGCTCTCGTCCCCGTTAGTGAGGTCCCGGACCATCTGAGTGAACCGCCGAGGCGTTTCAGCAAAGTGCTCGCTAGTGGGATCGTAGATATCCGGGCAGACCTTTGTAAGGAACGCCGAGAACAGTTGCTCGGGCTCGTACATGCTTAGGATTGCGGGCTCTTCGACCATCAATGCCTCCTCAGTGCTGTTCTGAAGTCCGTTCGTATCGGTTCGGGTAGTGCGTTGAGCGCATGCTCAATGTGCTCCAGAGTGAGCGTACCAGGTTCGTATACCGCCCAGGTCTTTGGTGTCTCGCTGACGCCTATCGAGACAACCTCGGGATACAGCGTTGCCGCGAAGTCATAGAGATGCTTGGCCATGTTCTCGGCGGTCGGGTTGAAGTCAAAGGCTGGTTTGGTGCGCAGCTTGAGAAGGCCTTCCCCAGGCTCTCCTATGACGCGAGCTAGGTTACCGTAGCCTAGCCAGCGGTGGTCTAGGGTATCGTCCAGCCATTGTTTGAAGGTACCTAGCTCGCCATAGTCTATGACGAAGCCTTTGTGGTCCACTTGGTAAGACCCGAGAGTGATCCTGATCACGTAGTTGTGGCCGTGAAAACGCGAGCACTGATGGTCATCAGGCAAGTCAATCAAAGCGTGAGCGGCACTGAAGCTGAAGTCCTTGCTTATAGTGTACACATTCCTCCTTTATTGATCCCACCCTCCGGGCTCTCGTGCATCCCGGCTACCCATAGCCCACGTAGTTAGGTCCTCCTAATGAACAGGGCCCCTGACCGCACCGCCGGCCAGAGGCCCTGTCCGTTAAAGACTGGCTCGAGACGGGGCGACCTTACCTCTGGCGGTACCTTCCCAGTACTCCACGTAAGTCATCCTCACGCTTCATCGCGCCGGACCAAAAGCTCTCGAGCCAGCCCGCTAGTTACGGCAGCAAGGAGTCAGACTGCTGCCTTGGAGCGCCGGTCGACGCCGTCTGCTTGTAGGGCGAGTACCCCTGAGCCTGGATCCAGTAATCCGGGATGTCGGGGAACCGCTCCTTCTGCTTCCGGTTGACTGCCCGCCGGACGTACAGCTCGCGGCTGAGGTAGAACTCCGGCTCGGTCGGGACGTCGAGGTCGCCGTTGCTGTCGAGGCTGTTCTCGTACTCGCCAAGCGCCTTGAGGATGCCGACGATGGTGTACAGAGCGCCCTCCCAGAGGCAGGCGTTGACGAAGTCCTTACGGTTCAGGAAGTCCTTCGACTCGCGGTTGGGAACCTGCGTGTCGGGTGAGTCCTGAACTGTGAACTCGAAGACCAGCATCGGCTTGCCGATGTTCTCTCCATCCGCCGGAGACGACATCGTGACGTCGGTGATGGCCATGTGGTACTTACCAGCCGGCAAAGGCTCCCGGTCGCCTGACCTGGACTCTTGCTCGCTGACGTTCACTTTGATTCCCATGATGAATCTACTCCGTTCTACGGGATCCGTTTCCGTCTTCTGTTTCCGTATCCGTTGACTTGTTGCCCGCCGTGATCATCGGGTACAGGCTTGTCATCTCGGGTGCTTCGATCACCCGAGGTAGCTCTCCCGTCCTGCTCTTTGCGACGTAACCTTCAGTCAGGCCTGTCAGGAGCAGGCGCTTCTCCTCAGTGACTATGCTGGTCCGGCTGCCCTCCTCTCGCTCTGTGAACTGCTTGGTGTAGAGGTAGACGACGTTGGAGAACATGCCGGCAACCTGATTGCCGAGCTTACCGGGTAGGTCAGGCTTGATCCAGTTGACCCCGCGGTTATCCCGAGACTCAGCCTCATGGCAGCACATGATGAAATTGACCGGCAGGTCCCGAAAGCCGCGAACCAGTCGGCGCATCTCTGAGATGCTCTGACCCCATTCACGTTGAGATGGTACATCAGGATTGACCTCTCCGCCACCGGGCCTGCCCTTCACCATCAGGGTGTTCATGATGTCGCGCATGGAGGTCTTCTGCGCCTCCGTGCCCGTATCGATGATCCAGGTCTTGAAGTACGGTCCCGCGGTCGACTTGCACTGAGCCTCTAGGGCATCTCTAACGTCCCAGAACTGATCGAACTTGTCGATCTGCATCCGGACTACATCAGGAGCGACGACTCGCAGTGTCTCTGCCTCCGCTGCGTCGGTTGAGAGATGAATGACTGGACACATTGCAGCTACCTTGCTCGCGCTTGCAGCGAGCGTGGTCTTCCCAGAGCCCGGCTTGCCGTAGATCAGCATCTTGCAGTACGGCTGAAGTTCCCTAACCGGTGCGATGGGGATGCCGGCGAACTCTGTTGGTACGCCTGGCGGGATGACTCGGCCGCTAATTGCTCCTTGCTCGATTGCTGATGCGGCCATCACTTTGCCTCTCCATGTGCCATGAAGTCGGCAATGATGTTCTGAACGTGCTCTCGGAGCATCTCGACCCGCATGGGGAGCAGTTCAGGAGCGGTGAACGCTAGGTCCTTCTCGAACTTAGTGATGGCGGCTTGTAGCTCTTCTTCGAGTGTCATGCGTGGTGGAGATGTCATGCGATACGTTCCTCTCTCAGAATACGTGCCCTAACGAAGTAGGGCTCCAGTTGCTCATAACTGGAGTCTAGGACGTCTTGATAGTGTCCGCCACTTTGGCGTTCAAGACAAGGCTCCTGGAAGGGACAACGTTCGCATTGCATGCGGCCGGAGTTAGGGTAGATCGGAGGGTTGCCAATGTACTGCTCGATAACCTGCGTAGCGAGATCTGCACCTATTGTTGCCAACTGGGCAGTACTCTTGTAGACGGTAAACCACCTGAAGAACTTAGGACCGAATTCAGCTAGCCACTCAAGGTACTCGTCATAAAGTCCAAGTTGGAAAGCAGCCGGGTCCCTCTTGCGTACCACTTGCTTGAAGATGACCGGATCAGTTCGCTGGTTATGAGCGACCGAGAACTTGCGGCCGAAGCGCGGTTGCATTAGCAGTCTAGGCCTCTTGGGGAATCCCTTGTAGACCTGGACGTACTTAAACCCTGCAAAGTTGAGGCCGAGAGCATGAACGAGGGCCCACAGGTAGGTTGCGATCTGACCATCCAGCTCGAGGACGATCTGGTCCTTCAAGAGCATGGCAGTAGTCTTCCAGTCAACAAGCCAGTAGAGGCCATTGTGATCAACTAGCACTGCATCCGGACGAACGCCGTAGTAGAACGGCTTTCCGCAATGAGGGCAGACGAGAGGCGTCCTTGAAAGGGGGTCGAGGATCGGCGCAAAGGCTTCACGCTCAACAGCAATCGGCGTGAAGTTCTTCCGATCCATAGTGCGAGCTACTAGGCGCAGCATACCAGTACCGAGCTCGATGCGCTCCTGATAGTCGACTTCCTCTTCAGGGTCGAGCCGATAGTGCTCCTTGCGATCTAGGTACTCGCGCTGCTGAAGCTCACACGTATCGATGAACGCCTGCTTAGCACGGCGGTACAACTCGAGGAGCGGCCAGTCCCACGTGGCGGGAGAGTACAGAGTCTCCATCCCGACGTGGAAGGCAGTCCCGAACTCAAGAGGAGCGGGACGAATGAGCGGCGAGTAGCCGTCGACATACTGCCACTGATACTGAAGACGACAGCCTCGAAAGGACTTGAGTTGAGATCCGTGCACCTCATGGATCGCACTCAAGTCCATCTATAGGCTCTCTCTCGCTTACGTTATAAGTCTATTATATCGCGAGAGAGTGGGCCTAATCAAGGCCATCACACTTGGTTGACTTTTAGGAATTTGTTGGTGTAACCGGCGGGGAAGTTGTCGGCACAGGCGTTGTTGGCACTGGAGTAGTCGGTACTGGTGTAGTCGGCACCGGTGTGGTCGGAGTCGGAGCAGGCGTCGTAGCCACGCCAGGGATGACCGGCTCTGAGGGACCGACTACTATCGGTGACGGGATGCCTGGAATGACAGGATTCGGATAGTACTGAGGCTGGTAATAGCCACTCTGCCGGACGGGCGTAGGTGAAGGGCTTGGTCCCGGAATGTAAATGTATGGCCCCAGCGGTGGCTGGTGAGGGAACAGCTGCCTGATGACGCTCAGCGTGATAGTGAACGACGCGACCGGCGTTATGATAATGGCAGCAACGGATCCTGTGATCAGAATCCAGGTCGGCGGTTTCTTCCTCTGTTGCCTATGCTTGCTCACGTGGACCGGACGGGATTCGAACCCGCGATACCATGGCGGCTGATCAGTTCCGCTCCTCTTGCTCCGGCCCTCGACCTGGCCCGGCCGCCAGAGGGGGGGAGTCTGGACAGCCGGGCCAGGCGCTAGGTGGTTACTTATGGTGTCAGTACTAGTACTAGAATAGCCAAGACGACTATTACTGCTGTCCAGAATAGTATCCGCCAGATCAAGTGCGCCTCGCGTCGGGTTCCCAGATGAACTTGTGTAGCTGTACGTTGAGGTTCCAGGCGAGGTGATGCTCGAGTATGAACTTGACGATCTGTCTCGGCGGCAGTTGAGCGTCCCAGACTGGGCCGACGTAGACTTGGCCTGGGAAGTCCTTCATGTCATAGAACTCATACAGATGAAGCGCGTGTTCTAGATCGGCCCGGTTGACACAGGTAAACTTAATGGTGTGCCCGCCTGCCTCCCTCATCGCGTGGTAGTTCGCGATTCGAGTCGGATCGGTGGCGTCTTCGCCTGAGCCCGGTAGCTTCCAGTCCATGACGACCTGACAGAGCTCTATGATAGCGTCCGGGTATGGTAGCGTTCCGTTGCTGAACATCTCGACCGGCGTGTGATAGAACGTAAGGGTCTCGATCAGCTCAGTGATATCGTCGGCACGTTGGATCATCGGTTCGCCGCCTGTAAGACAAACGTTTTCAGCTCCAGTCTCACCTGACATCTTTGCGATGTCGGCATAGAGGCTAGCCACGCTCACGAACTTCTGTTCCTTGCGGTACAGCTTCGGCTGGATCGCGAACTGCGTGTCGCAGGGCCACTCGGCACAACGGAGGTTGCATCCAGCAAACCTCACGAACTGAGTAGGGACGCCGGTGCGCGGACCCTCACCTTGTATGCTCGGATAATGTTCGAGGAGCCTTAGGGGCACTCCATACCTCCGGTAGTTTGAATCGTTGATCGTCGACGGTTATGTCTACCTCGCCCGGTTGCCCATCAAGGAGCTGCCGCACAATGCCTGTCACCATGACTAGCACTGCCGGCCCGTAGGACACGTCGAGAGCGACATGCTCAGCCAAGACCTCGAACTCCCGCAGGTCAGGACCGCGGTACTTAATGCTGATGAGCACGGAAGTACTCGCTCCTCTCCAGCTCGCCTTGCCATAGTTCGGCAGTCACGACGAGGTACATAAGCGTGCAGTTGTCCTGACACTCTGCGTCCTTCGCGTGATCATGCAGGACAACAATCTCGCCAGCCCGAGCACGTTCGCGAGCGTGAGCAATTATCCTAGCCACATCGACGCCGTCGGGCATATACAGTTCTCGGTTTACCTGAACCACAGGAGGTACCACCTACGCTTCCGTGCGTGTCGTGCTGGCTGCTGGTATGGGTCTGGTGGCAGGTCTGGAAGAGGCGTGACTGCCGTGTTCCACCTTGTGTCCTCGCGCTGAGCAGCCTCAGCGTCGAGCCGCTCAGGAGCTAGTGACGTCATTGGAACGGGCCGCGGTCGCGGCTCGGGCGGTGGTGGCAGTTCTGCTAGCGGCGGCTCGTGAGGCGCTTCACGGTATCGGAACATTGTCTCCGCCGCGAAGGCGGCCCGCCACTTTGCTAGCTCGGGGTCTGTCTCTGCTAGAGTGCTCTTCAGTATCAGTGGCAGACCTCCGTCATCCGCGAAGGGTGGTGCTGGTACTGCAGGGTTGAGCGCATCGGGTGTTGTGCGAATGCGCGTTGGGAGTACTTCTACAGTACCGTACGATTGCTCGGACATGACCCTCCTTAGGTAGACTTTTTGTTCAATTCTATTATATCACATCCCTTGCTGGAAAAACTAGCCGACCCAGTAGTGACTTTTTAGCCGGCTGTTGCAGTTTCATCTTTAGGCACTACTGTTGTTGGCGCGGTTACTGGCTCAGGTGCCGGCGAGGCGTGACGGCCTGCAGGGCTGACGGGTATGAGGTCTGGTCGTGATGTGTGCGGAGCATAGTACGAGGCGATGGCTGTTATAACTGTAGCGAGGAAGATCGGTAGGTTCTGAACCTGATCCGGCGTCAGGTTGTCCTTTAGCCAGGGGATGATCTCGATGAGCAGAGTCGCCAGATACCCGGCCGCGAACGTCGCTACAGTTCCTGTGTAAGCCTTGGCCTCGATCGGTGCGTTAGCCATTGCTGTTTGGCCCTCCCATGACTTGTCGCGCTTGAGCCACCTTGGCCTCGCGCAGCTTCGCCGTGCTAATGTGAACCGCTTCCTGCGCTGTCTTCGCGTCCGGTACCGCAGGCGCCAGGATGTGAGCGTTCGTGATGTGGTACTGCGTACCGATCAGGGCGCCCTTGACCGTCAGGAGGAATGCGTAGCCGGTCATAATAGCTCCGTTGACCATGAAGGTGCTGTAGTGCACGTCCATGCCGACGACCTCGAGCCCGACTGGGCGCTTAGGAACGTGTGGCGCGATTGCTGCCAGCATGCGCCTGCTTAGCGGCTCGGGATCGGCTAGGTCGACCTCGGGGGTGATGTTGATCGCGCCAGTCATATCAGGCATTAGGCATCTCCAAATGGGGGCTCATCTGTCGCCGAACATCGCTTTCAGGTTGCTCCACTTCCGAATGTTTGTAGCGCGGACACGAAGATCGACCGTATCGCGGGCCATGAAGTCGACGACGTGTACTGCGTTCTTCTGGCCCATGCGATGGAGCCGGTCTTCAGCTTGGGTGTTCTTGCTCGGGTTCCAGGCTCGGTCCGAGAAGGTTACTGTGCTTGCCCTGAACAGGTCGATGCTCTCCCCGCCTGTCTTGATCGTCCCAGCCCATATGTCGTACTGGCCGTTCTGAAAGTCGCGTTGGAGCTCGTCGCGCTTCCAGTCAGGAGTCGCACCCGTCATCTCGGCGACGCGTAGGCCCTCAGCTGTAAGCCGCCTAGTAACTAGCTGTGTATACGAGACGCTGTTACTGAACTGCACGATCGGGTTGATAGCTCCGTTGCGTCCGCGTTGACAGAGGCCTTCGTCCTTGATGAAGTGGAACAGCTCGTCGAGCTTCGATGACGGCTCCGTGATACGGATCTTCTCAACTCCCGGTCGCGGCTCGTACCACTCCAGATGGCCGAGTGAGCACTGCTGCAGCCTTACTAGCTGGGCAATGACTACTGGGACCGAGAGGGGCTCGTCTTCATGCTCACCGATCCATGCCAGCATGTCGCGTACTAGTTGGTCATAGACCTTCTGCTGTGTAGGCGACAGGTCAACGTACATCTGGCTGTAGTACTTCTCGGGCAGGTCGTCGAGAACGTCCTCCTTGAGTCGTCGCATATAGAACGGCTCGATCATTGCATGAAAACGCTTAAGCGCGACCGGATCGAGTTCCTCTGTCGGCTCGCCTCGCCGATCGAGGACCTTTTTCATCCCGTCGACCTTCTTGAACGTCTTCTGGCTCTGACCGATCGTTTCGGTCGTGACTTGACAGACGGCGTTTACGAACGGCCAGTACCCTCGGAACGTTCCCGGGTACAGGAAGTTCAGAGTTGACCATACATCTTCGGGCTTGTCATCAGCAGGCGTCCCAGACATAGACGTCTTGTATGTGGTCTTCAGTTGCTTGACCGCTCTCGTCTGTTGCGTCTTCCGGTTCTTGATGCGATGCGTCTCGTCCAAGAGGATGTGAAAGAAGCGGACCTTCTTGAGCTCTGGCATGAGGCGCATGGCCTCGTAGTGACAGATGAGATGTGAGTGTGTACCGCTTACGGCAGCCCGAACGAACGGATGACGATCCTTCCGGTTGATGATCATGATCTTGGCGTGCGGCATGAACTCCAAGAGGACGTCGCGCCACTTCTCGAACACACTACGTGGGCAGACGATCAGGGTCACCCGGAACCGACCGTTTGTATGTAGGGTATCCGTTCCGGCTCGGAGCGCCTTGTCGATTGCTGAGCCTTCATAGGTCTTACCCAAGCCGCAGTCATCGCCTATAAGGCGTGCGGTAATCTTGGGCGTGCCAAGTTTGTCAACGAGTTGTCTCTGGAACGATCGGAGCTCCACAGTCACGTCATGCGCTCCATCTCTGCAGCTGCGGCCGCCTTGAGGGCGTCTTGAAGCTGCTCTTGTGATGTCGCGTTAGTCATAACTCGTGTCTGACCGTCATTGGTAATGGCGAGCACGATCCAGCCGATCAAGTCCGTCGAATCGATCTCATGGATCTGAGCAACTAGCTCGCCGCAGTCTCGGTTTGTGAGAGACGCCATGCCTCTAGTTCCTCCACCCGAGCCTCGAGCTCTGTTATACGGCTACGCCGACGACGACTAGTCGCCTGCGCGTATAGTTCTTCGGTAGGGCGCATAATGAGCTCCCATTGCGACATGCTGCCACGCCCGCCAGCGGCGATTTGCCGCACGCAGCCCATCGCTACAAGCCGCCGCATTACGGGAGTGTATCTACTCACGCCCAGCCCGAGTTCCTCGAACAGATACGTCAAGTACCCTTTGTATACAGGACCAAGAACACTTGAGGCCATCTGGTCGTAAACTCGTACGCACTGCTTGTAGAGCTCAGTCATTGTTGTTCACCTCCTCCCATGGGAGGGTGGGTGGACGAGCGGCGCGCGAAGTACCAGATCGGAACCGCTCGCCCACGCCTCAGGCCTAACCCCTACCTGCTCGCATGCCCCGTATGCTTTCCGGGAACGTCGGTTGTGCTGGAGACCCGCTCCCGTACTTGCAGCAGTGACCATTGCATGCTTCCCTGTCGGTTATTCGGCTTCCTGCAGCTCCTCGTCGCCGCCGAGTTCCTCCGCTTCGGCCTCCTCGACAGACTCATCGACGATGTCCTGAGCCTGAGCCTCCGGAGTAGCTGGCTTCTGCTGCCCTGGCTGCCGCTTGGGCCGGTTGACCCACCAGTCCTTGAATGAGCCGATGCCGTCCTCGCCCTCGATGCCATCCCAGTGAAGGGCTGGGCGAGTGGTTGCCTGCCCCGTAACCGGATCGACCTGACGCTCTTCGTACCGCTTGCCTTCGCGGTCGAAGTGAGCCACCGGCATGCCGTTCGATGTGGCGTTCCGGCTGAGGATATACAGCTGGGCACTGTTCAGGGTCGACTTGGCAAGCCCCCCGTCGACCAGCATGTGGGTTGCCTCTACTGGAGTGATCCAGCCCTGAGGTACCTTGTGCTTCCGTTGTGGCTTGGGAGCCTCTTGCTCCTGAGTCTGAGTCTGTGTCTCTTCCGTCATGGGTCCGCCCTTTCCGTCGGATCTCGGTTGTCATCTATTTCATTATATAACAGAACCTAGATGAGAAGGTAGGGCATACCCGTTGGAAGGTTATTGGAATTAACCGGGCGGACCAACCGAGAAGTTGCGAGCACAGACCGTACATGTCAGGTATGCCTCGTCCTCGGAGATGAGGAGCTCTTCCATGCCTTCGCAGCGGCAGGTCTTCTGCCATAGCATGGCCGCTACGTCCTGAGCGATCAGGCGCCAGCCAGGAGGCTGGGTGACCTGGTTACCGTTGATAAGAAACGTACCAGGCTCCATTGCCTCATAGATTTTTTGGTCCAACTTGGCCTGTCGGTCGAGGTCTCTGAAGACCCGGTTGTTGAAGATAATGCTGTGCTCGTTGTACAGGTCATACTGCTCGGCGTCCTCGATAAAGAATTCACAGTCGACGGAGCGAGCTGTAGCGAGCTCTTCGGCGGCGTTGATGTACTTCTCGGAGGTGTCAAAACCGGTAGACTCCACCCAGAGGAACTCCTGAGCGAAGACGCACTTGGTACCTGGACCGCAGCCGACCTCGAGGAACGAGGCCATAATGGTATGGTACTCCTCCCATAGCCTTCTGGCCATAGTGAGGAGCTGTCCGAACTTGCCGAGCGGGTATGGCCGGTAGCGCCAGACGTCGCCTTCTGGCTCTTGATCGGTCCAGGTGGCCTCCATGGCTATGAGCTCTTGCATAGCAACGCTGGCCCTGTTAAACTTGGCTTGGTTCTGGTCACATGCGTTCCAGAGCCACTCCATTGACTGGCCTGAAATATCGGCAGGGAAGGGCTTTGGGTCAGAGGGCATTGTTACTCCGGAGAGGTAAGGTAAGGGTCGGTTTCTTCAGGCATGGGAGGGAGCTGAACGTCTTCGTAAGCGGGATTGTTGTCTGCAGAGAACTTGGAGACCATCGTGCCTATGCCGATGACCTCATGCGTCGGGTGACGCTCTATATGTCTGATCGCTGTTGTGTTGGTATCGATATGGTACATACTGTAGTCTGCACAGGTAAGGCAGTACCAATAGTATGACCTCCTGAGTCGCTCCTCATTGATGCTAGGTTTGACCACGCATTACCTCCTGAACCCTGCTGGGACCTTGTCGTCAAGCATGTGGGAATTCTTTCTCGTGTGGGAATTCTTTCTCGTGTTCTGGTCTCTCTGCTACCTCATCTGCATAGGCCAGTATGAATGCGTCCTCTTCTGCAGTGACATCGTCGTACCATCGCTTGCCAAGCATATGCAATGCGTCTCCGACGGCCTCATACCAGTCGTTGTCCATCAGTTCGGGCCCTCTCCTGGAATGAGTAGCAGCTCCTTGCCTTGAGCCCTGAACATAGCACGGAGGTGCCCAAACAGGTCGACCATCGGGTCTATGCTCTTCGGGTCCTCATAGCCATGCGCAACAATGCCTCCCCGCTTGCCATCGTCAAGCATTAGGATGATCTTGATGCTATTGTCATATTCAGGATCGGTCTCGACCGCTTCGATCGCCCGAGCACAGATGCGAGTGAGCAGTTCCGTCTCCGGATCCTCTACGTACTTTTCGTCAGCCACTGGAGGGCTCCAATCAGTGCTTTCCTATAATCCGAGCTGCTCGTTCACGACGGCTGCGTTTGGACATCTTGCCCCAGTTGGCGATCAGGCCGGTCATGTTCACGCGGTCGAAGTGATACTTCATGCGTCTGCCTATAGCCCTTCGGGCGTTCACGAGTATCCAGGTCGCTCCAATGGTGATGCCTAGCACTTTAATTGCGTGATGATGAGTATACAAGGCGTATGCGCTCGCGACGACGACGGTCCCTGATACGATTAACATACCAGTCAGGAAGTTGTACGTCGCGAGGGTCCTCCTTGCGGCTTCTCGGTGACCCATATTGCCTCCTTATGTCAGTAA